GTCCGAATTACCCACGATAGGGATACGGCCAGAAGAACCTAGATATTGTGGCAAACGACCCCTCAAACACAACATATAGTATATCACCCTCTGAAACCTGACGATCTGATTGCATTGCGCATCTCACGGCGGAAGATACGAGGGAAAGCCTGTTTGCCATACTTTTCCATGCGAGCATAGAAGCGGAAGCGCGGACGATATGATGGCATCGTGTTGAATAGGTGCAGCCTCTTGCGCACTTTGTTTTTTGCCATGCGTTCAAAGACACCATCGCCGCCCTTGATCGCGAGCGGATGACTTGGCTTAGGCACAAAGAACTTGCCGCCCTTGTTGCCCAGCCCACCGATGATCTTGTTGATGCTGTTGCGCGTCATGTTGCCAGACGCATTGAGCCTCGCGTCCCGTGTTGGCGTGGCATAACGAAACTTGCCAGCGCCTTTGCCGCGTATGCGTATCGCTCCCTCGAATGCTTTGGGCTGTCTTGCGCCACCTTGTTGCTGCACTTCAAGATAGTGCTGTCTAGATGGCACGGCGTTGGATGCTGTGCCAGACGCGCGATCCTTGCGCTTGATGATTGTGCGCGGGTTGTTCTTCCTTGCCGGGATAAAGAAGAACGCATTGCGCGTCCAAGCTGTGGGGTTGCTGAATAGCTTTGGCGCGTCCCGTTTGTTTTGCTCCACCAATGTCTTTGACGTTAGCGTGAGGGATTTGGCTGCGGCAAAGGGAACTTGACGCGTTACCATAGTTGCGATCTTTGCGTTCACCTTGTCGCCATTGAATGTAAATCTGAATGCCACTGCCATTCTTATCTGCGCCTCCTGTTGTGCTAAGATAGGACCAAAGACCCACTGCCGTCAATCATCCTTAATTTATCCTCAATCGTTGCCAAATGGTATTTCGTCGTCGTACAGCCTGACCTCTGTCACCTTAGCTGTTGGAAACTCATTCACCACAGCGGCCACCATCTCGCCTGTGCGTGCGCTTATGATAGCACAAACCTCGCTCATGTCATAGACCACCCAATTTGGCCTTGACCTTCGTAAGGCGCTTATATCGCCGCTGGCGAGTATGCAGTAAATCTTGTCACCCCATTCACAGATATGGCCGTCAACTTGTGGCGGCTTATGGCCGTCGGCTCTTGCCTTGGCATTCATAACATCCAGCGCCTTGCTGAGATTGGTCGCCAGTTCTGCGGACAGCTTATAATCGTCGGCTAGCATTGCGGCATCCAGATCGCCCTGCAACTCCCGATATCGGAGCGCATAGGCTGGTGGCACGCAGTCAACCAGCGTATCGCCCCAGACCATCGTGGCCTTCCTTGACTTGGCGACGTATGGCCTGACCGCTGCCTCAACCTTGTGGTGGATTGGCTTGGCATAGTTTGTGTGCGTGGCGTCGAAGGTTCCCCGGTTTGCCATCGCCTTGCTGGGTCTCTTAGCCATTATAAATTTCCCCGTGCTATAGATATAAAACCCCTTATAGGGGTTTTTATATTTTTATAGTTGAGCGCCAAATATATAAAACTGCTATAAAACACTATAAAAATTATAAAACTGACCACATAACCCATTGATAATAAACAAACCGCATTTTTATAGCTCATGAGACCTTTCCCTCTTTAGCCGCAATCCAGATTTTGCCCTCATTTTGGACCATATAACCGATCCCGAGTAGCCCTTTGAGCGCGTTTGAATAGGATGACGATGGGTTAGTTGAGGTCATTTTACCGCTGGCAAAGTCTCTCAATTCGGCTTCGTCAATGCACCAATATCGTCCGCTTTCTGGCCAACCCGGTCCTGTTGGATTCTCCCCGCCGATGCCTTCGCCGCGCAGTTGTTTGAAGGCAGACGTCACGATCTTCTGGTTTGCCCCCGATGGCCGCTTCTGGTTCATGTCAGCCACATCATCGGGGTCTGCCTCCGCGATAGTACAGGTTGTGACCGGATCGCCGTCTTCATCCACACCCAACTCATGCACGCGAAGGTCAAAGACAAATGGCGCTTGTGGCTCAAGGTCGCGCTGTTTGGTGGCCGTTGCGGTCCGCATGGTCCCTTCAACCTCTAGCTCTATTTCGGTGTCTGTGGCGGCTCTAAGCGAACTGTGACCCCGCGCTCCCTTGGCTGTGTCTTTGCCGCTGTGATGCACGATCATAATATGTGCGCCTGTGACATCACGCAGCGCATCAGCGTTGGCGATGAAGGATGTCATATCTGTTGGCCCGTTCTCGTCACCGCCAGCCATTGCGCGGGATAGCGTGTCGATCACGATCATGGACAGTGGCGCACCTTTGTCTGCCTCGATCTGTTTGCATAACTCTATCAAGCCAGCCAGATCGGCCTCCGGGCGCAGTAGATCAACGGGTGATGGCCTAACGGCTAGAGGTGCATCTGTGACGTCATATTGCTTGCGAAGCGCCACACAGCGCGATTGAAACGCATTGCCGCCCTCGGTGGCCAGATATAGCACGGGTCCGCCTCTGACCTTGCTGCCTTGCCACTCAACGCCAGCGGATATGCAGAGCGCCATGTCTAAGCAGAAGAATGATTTGCCGACGTTAGATGGCCCATAGACCACTGACATTTGACCTCGGCCCAGCCAGCCCTTGATCATGTAGGATGATGTCAGCACTGGCTCGGCGTCTTTCAGCCAGAAGATTGGCTTCTGTTCTGCGTTGGGAATGATGATTGTGGCCTTGGGTTGCTCCTGTGGCTCGACTGCGGCTTGCACAATGGCCTCACGGTGCTGGGTCGGCGTTGGCCTTAACTCTGCGCCATACGCTCTGACAGCGGCTTTCATGTCGTTGCCATGCTCAAAGTAGCAATACAGGTCAAAGGCATCGCCCCAGCAGAAGTCTCCGCTTGATTGACCCAGCCCAGCGGCTTGGTCCGATCCTGACAGGCTGACCCAATGCGTGCCGAAATCCTTGGTCGCGTGCGATCCAGATGACTGCATTGGTGATTGATAGCTGTCTGACCTTCCTTGGCGCTCGTAACCATTGCTCGAGAGCATGTCAGCAATGCTGTGGCGTTGGTTAAACTCTGCAACTGGATCATCACCGCCAAGCTGTTCGCGCTTCTCTTGGCGTTCTCTAGCCCTCAGTGAGCGTTCTGCCGCTGCCTTTTGCTCTGCGATCTCTGCATTCTTGCGGCGGAACTCTAGGTTTGCCCAAATGTTACTTGCCAATGGCACCAGCAAGCCATCACCGCGATGCCTGACGCCATGATAAAATTGCGGGTTGCCAAGTTCATCCCGGCGCTCTTGCGGCACGTTTGGCAGATATATGGGCTGTCCGGCGCGTGAGAGTGCGGTATCGCAATTTATACCCTTGCGCTGCATTAGATCAAACAGCGCCAACTGTGCGTCCACATAGTCTGCACCGCTGATTGGCTCTGCTAAAGGTATTAGCACGCGCCACTTGCGGTTTTCCTCTGTTGCGCCGGAGGATGAATATATCAGCGCAGATGCGTTGCCTGTGACCTCCTCAACGGCAATCTTTAACTCTGTGAGCGATGGATCGCCTTCGTCCACGTCTAGGGCCAGCATCCAGTATTCACCATGCTCACGCTGTGCGGCGTGGCTTCTGCCATCGTGTCGCCGATAGGTTGATGGGATGATAAACGATGCTTTTGCCTTCTCAGTGGCCTGTGGCTCGTTGACCAAGTCGGCTATTTGCTTGAGGCTGATTCCGTCATATTCAGCGCCAACCTCGTTGATTTTGGTATCTAATGCACCATGCGCCAGCAAAAAAGACTGCTTGCCTATAGTGCTTGACTTTGATAAACTTTGCATATCGGACCTTTCTCCTCCCAAACGCCTGTTTGGTTCGTCTCCTAGTTTCCCCCGGCGGCACCACACGCCGGGGTTTTTTTGCTTAAAACGGGATTTCATCATCCTCTAGTTTTGCATCTGTGGTGACTTGTGCGGTGGTTGTTTCACCTGTTGCTGGCCCAAATTCATCCAAAGCTGCGTCCATTGTCACCTCATCAAAATCCTCATCAGCCGCCCCATAGACTGCGTGAGTGATTTGGATTGTGTCAATGAGTAAGCTAATGCCATGCTGCGGTGGGTCGTATTGCGGGTTTGACGATGGATAGGCGGTGACCTTAATGCTGCCCTTGGAGCCGCTCCAGATGGCTGTGTCGGCCAATGGTTGCTTCATGCCGTCGATCACCTTTGGCTTTTTGTTTTGCTCGCCCTGCCTGTTCACGCCGTTGCGCTTGGCTCTAAACTCAACGGTATTATCGTCAATCTTTTTCATACCAAAGACTGTGCCAAAAGGTTCCGTGCGATTGCAGCTTTCATAGTGCGCCTTTAACTCGGCATTAAATGCCTTTGCGTCAGCCGCTGGCATGTCCCAACTTATAGAGTATGCAGCGCCTTGTGCCGTTGGTGCGCACTCTTCACTGCGCTTGTCTGCACTGCTGTAACGATAGGTTGCGTTTAATCGTGGCCATTTGAATTCCACGTTACGCACCATGATTGATTTGAAGTCATTGTTAGCCATGTTTTTCTCCTAGTTTAAAATTCGGCTTCGAGCCATTTCGGCAGATGGATCACATTTGTGATGTCTGACCAACCAGTGTCCCACTTTTGGGTCTCGTTGGCTTTTGCAATCTTGGCGAGGGTTGCGTGCATTTGTTGCTTACCCCACTCAAGATATTCGGGTGACAGTATGTTTGTTGAGACTGCAAAAGGTTCTGATTTCTCCACATTACAGAAGACGAATTGATTGGCCTCATATCCGGCCAGCGTGAGCGTGTGCATATAAAAAGCCGCTTGGATAGCGTAGTTATAGCCTGATGGCCCTACATCCTTTGACACGCCTCGAGGTGATGCGTCTAGACACGTTTTGACATCGTATAGCACTCCCTTAGCGTCCCAATAGCTGTCGGGTCGGCATTTTAGCTTTAGGCCAGTGTCGGGATCGGTGGCAAAAAAGCTGGCCTCGTTTACTGTAGTTGGCCCAGCCATGCGTTGACCCGCTGGATGGAATAGCACGCTGTCGGCAATATTTCTCGCAAGGTCATATTTAGCCTCTGGCAAGAGCGTTTGACCTTTTGCGTCGGTCTCGGCTTCCATTTCCTTCCATGCTTTGAGCCGTCTGTTTTCTGGCCCTCGCACGATGTATTTGCCGTCTTCTAAAATAAAGCTGTGAACCGCCGTGCCGATTTGCATTGCCTCAGTGGTTTTGAATGTTTGCGCCTTCCAATGTGCCAGTGACTTGCCATAGACCGCTTTGACATCAGACGAGCTAATGCAGTCTTTCTTGGCGTGATATTCGGCATTGGTTAGCTGGTCGGCTGGTATCATCATTGCATTGCCTCCCTAGCAATAAAGCAGAAGGTCTCAAAGTTGACCTCTGCCGTGTAATCGTGATCGCAATCAGTCAACGCAGCCAGCGGGATCACGCATCGCATTGGCTTGCGGTCGTATTTGTAAATCAGGCACGGCATCTTTTGCTCACGCTCGGCGGCAGTTTTAACTTGCTCCCACCATGCAGGAGCGCCACCGATGGGTCCGCTGGCGTATCGCTTTAGCTCTAACGTAAACGGAAATGCCGGATCGTCGGGTATAAGGTCAGCGTGAGCGCCAGCGCGATATTGCTCAAGGTCGCGCTTGAAGCCAATGCCCAGCTCATCGCGCAATATATTGGCAACTTCCCGCTCAAATGATGCGCCCTTGTTGCGCCCGTTGACCATTAATCGGCTCGCGGCTGTTCAGCGTGGATACCTACGTTGGCCGCAGCGGTTAAAGCTGCCGATCTTATGAACGTGGCCATTGGCATCCCGGCTCGCTCTGCCGCTAACGTCAACGCTTCATGCTGCGCGTCGGTTAGCACGACTCTACTTTCTTTCTTCATGTGTCACCCTCCAGTGTGATTTGATAGGACGTTACATCCTAATTATTTTTTACGCAAGTGCATCTTTAGGCTTTACATAGGATGTTTTACGGATTAGTGTGATTGTATAAACAAATGGAGAACCACCAATGAAACATAAACTTGAAATCGCCGCCGAAATTATATTCCTTTTGGCTCTGTTCGCCATGCCATTATTCATCAAGAGTGCCATGCTATGATCGACAAGATTGATTGTCCCGAATGCAACGGCGAGGGAACCGTTGAGCGTGAGGTTTGGGTGCGCCAAAGTTCCACTTGGCATGGCGACTTTGAGGATCGCATTGAACCTTGCGACAACTGCAATGGCGATGGCAAGATTGAGCCATTGGAGGATGACGAATGAAACAGGTCACAATCACTTTGGATCAAGCCAAGATCGCCGCCGAGTGCGTGCAGCATTCCATTGACTTTGTGCAAGATGTTGACGTTGGCTTTCTTGAGTTGGCAATCTTTAACCTACAAAGGCAGGAGTTGTTGGTTCGGTTAAAGAGAGCAATCCAAAATGCGGAGGATGTTTAACCGTGGATAAACTAACCCCAGCCGACCAGGCGATCCTTACCTACCTTCGCCAGCAAGTGGATCGCTTGCAAGACGAGCGGTATCGCAGGGATGCAAGACCAAGCATCAAGAATGAGTTGCAGATTGCCCAGCGCGATCTGAAGGAATTTACGTCTAAACTTAGGAAACAGGGAGTTAATATATAATGAGCAAGGCAAAATATACGCGAGCGGAAATCTTGGACACTGCCAAGGAATATGTGACCAAGGATCGCGCCGCCACGCATGGTGATATGGAGAGCAACCTGACCGCCATATCTCACCTGTGGTCAATTTATCTTGACACGCTGATTAAGCCGCATGAGGTCGGCGTGATGATGACGCTCCTCAAGTGCGCCAGGTCTATGCAAAATCCAGAACACGGAGACAACTATATTGATGGTGCTGGATACTTGTCATGCTCTGCGGAGCTAATCGCCAGAAAGCCGCAAGATAAGTCTGAGCCAGTTGTATTTCAGGGAGGTAACACATGACCATTGCCGTGTCTCATTGCCCTCACTGCGATGGCCATATCAAGCTGCAAACCAAACAATCTAGGGCGCACGATGCCTATGGCTTCCCAACAATTAAACGACGCAGAAGTTGCCCAAGATGCGACTTCAAAATATCAACAATCGAGTTGCCATTGGAGATAGGCAATGAAGTGTTTGCGGAGGATTAATGATGGACGATGAAGTGCAAAAAAAGATTGAGATTGCAGGCGCGGTCGGCGCGTTTGCAGGCTTTGCCAGTGGCATTGCCGTAATGGCCCTGGTAGCAATTATATTTTAGGAAGGAAACAAACCATGCTCACTTATCTAATCAAGAAAATATTTGGGGTCACTTTGGTGATTAGTACAGGCAAGTCAAGCGACCGGATGGAACACAACATTAGGCATCGCAAGAAAGTCGAAGACGCTATAAAGAAAAATAATGATTAGAAAATAATCGAGCGGGTGGCCGTGTGAATGGTGGCGCATTCGGTAGCACGTTAACCAACAAACAATGTTGGACCACCCGCTCAATTTCTCTATACAGGTTTCGTTGCCATCTCAAGGGCCGTTTCAAGAGTTTCCTTGTTTCTTCGCGTCCATCCTTTGCCGAAAGTCTCAAAGGTTTTGAGGCGCTCATAAAACTTCTGCCGAGTGTGATACACAGACTCTATAATTTCTGTTGGGTCTCTATCAGCCACAGCCTGCAAGGTCATAGGCCCGATTGACCCGTCTTGCTTTGCCGCAACGGCACGTTGAATAGCCTTGGCTGGTCGACCACTGCCGGAGTTTACAGCCCAATCAAATGCGCACCAATCAACTCCGCTGGGGAGATCGTCACCGCGCACCTTATCCCAATAGTTTTTCTTATAGATCGGAGCAACATCATCAGGTGTTAGATCGCGCATCTCTTGCTCAGTGCTTTCCCGGCCAATCCACTTGTCATAGACAGCCTTAGTCACGCCGAGATTAGTCATGCCGCCGGGGTCTTTTGGGTGGTTCACAAATCCGCCCTCGTGCTTGAGTAGCATTTTTAAACAGTGTTCAAAGTTCTCTTGCATGTCATTTCCTTCCAAAAAACTTAGTTGCGCCACGGATACCAAAGCTGGCGCTCACGATAGCACCCAAGGTATAGCGATAGTAATCCGGCATGGCATTGAGTGCGGTGAAACCATCCGCAACTATATCACGCCCCCACTCACCGCAAAAGGCAAGCACCAGAGGCACCGAGAACAAAATTGTTAGCCATTCATCCTTCCAGCTATCGCGCGAACCCTCGGCCATGACCTTTTCCCAATCGGCCTCTGACGTAGCCTGTGACAGCATTATCTGCGCTTGGGCTTCCGCCTTGGCGACCTTGGCCTTTGTCTCAGCCGCCTTCTGTTCCATCTTGCCTTGGACAAGACCGCCAACGATGTTGGTGATTGGACCTAGAAGTTGACCGATCATTGGCCTTTTCCTTTTGCTATGGCCGAGGCACCGAAAAACACACTCACAATTCCCGCCACCGATACAAAATAGATGCTGGCCATAGAACCAATTATGTCTGCCGCGCTATCTAAGTTCAGAAAACTAGCTAAAACCACCGCCAGAGGATATAGGAGCATGCCTAGAAGCGCGAACCATGCCATCTTGCGCTTTTGGTCACGCTCTGCGTCTTCATCGTCTAAGCGACGCTTGCGGTCTTCATATGCCAGCGCGTCCCATTCAGCTTTGTCGATTGATCCGCTGCCATCTGCATCGGCTTTTTCAAATTCAGTCATGAGCATCTCCTAATCGGCTAAAGGGTTGTCAAGCGCCCGTTGCAGTTTATTCGTCAAACGCTCTTCAAGTTCTTTCATGTCCGCATCTTGACTAATTCTAACACGTTCACGCTGATTTTCAAACCTAACGTCGGCGGCGTCTATCATAGCGCGGATGTCGGCTATAGCTTCATCTATGAGCCTCCTGACCTCTGCCTCGTTTGACCGTATTGAACCGTCAACCCGGTCTTCAATAGCCCTAACTGTGTCTTCAACTCGGTCGCTTTGCTGCTCAATTCGCAGTATGTCATCTTTAAGGCCGTTCTTGATGTCTCTGGAATATTCAACAGCCTCTTCGACTTTCTCAGCCATACCGGAAACCTTTGCATCCATCACCTCCATTTGCTGTTGGTATGCGCCAAGATCAAGGCCCGCGACTTCTTCTATCTTTTGGTACATAACGAAGCCTCCGTAGAGACCACCCACTACAGTGGACACAAACGCAAAGATTGCAGCGATGGATGCGGGGGTAAACTTGAACCCCCCAGCCTTAAACTCACGGTCAGCGAGGCCGTCGATGTCATCGGCAACTTTGTTCAGGTCAGTCAATTCTCGAACTCCATGCCACCGTCTCCGGCCTCCCCACCCTCTTGCAACCGCTGCAAAGCCTGCAGCTCAGCGCGAAGCATTTGCACCTCAAGCCTGCGTTGCGTCAACTCAAGCTGATACAGGTCATCACAGTTTATGCGGCTTCGCGGCTTGTCCAGCGGGATAACAATACGAGCATACAGCCCGATGTCCTTACCTTGTCCGACATTGCCATCGTTATTGTTG